TAACGGTATATTTATCTTTAGCGTATTCTGGATTGATTTCCATGTATTTACGCGGTTCAAAGACTTGGCGCATTGCCTTCTTTAATTCATATCGAACCCACTTGATATCTTCAAATGGCAAGGGATCACTGTCTGTATAGTAGTTTCCAATACTATAGCATGGGTTATCTGCAACCTTATATTCTGGATACATGGAAAGCTTGTAAGGTATGGTGGTTCCATCCTTTGGTCCTCCGTTGAATACAACAATACTTGGTTTTGCTGGAATTGGTTTCATTTTTCTTTTTCTTTCTTTTTATATAGATCTTCAATCAATTCTTCGACTTCTGCCAATAAAGAATCGTAATTAATATCTCTTCCCTGTCTGTGTGCCGTGCAAACTTCACAAGGACATAGAGTAAGAGACTCAGCAATGACATTGAATAGAACTAAAGAAAGTTGTGATAGAACTTCTACAAAATTATCCATTGACCCATCATTTGAAATACGATACTCAAATAGATTGTCATAATCTTTTTGTTTTGTTTCAATTTTATTTGCCATGTCTTCTGATTCATGCTGTCTCCACTCTCCATTTAGATCCTCAATTTCTCTAGATCCATGAGCAATGAATACTTGTTTTGCACCAATCTTTCTACCATAAGCTACTTCATTTAAATAACGACAGTCATCAATTATAACGACTCGTTCTTTGTACTTTTTGTCCGTTGATTCTAGTGCCTCATTTTCTTCTTTGGCTAGTTTTTCAAAGACCTGATTAAAAGCATTTACCCAATGATCTGGATTTTCTTTTCTTTTTCTTTCGCCTAGGTCTTGACAAAAAGCACGATATAAATCTGGTTTTGTATCTTTAGAAAGTCCTAGTTTTGTTGCTTCATCTTTGATTGCCTTAGCAAACGGAACAATAACAGGACGCATTCCCATGTTCTCAGCAATTACTTTAAGTATGTTTGCTGCTGTTGTCTTCCCAACACGGGCTTTCCCACCTAACATAATTACAATCATTCTTTAGTCTCCTATATAACTTGGCTGGTATTACCCTTGTTAGGGTATCAGTATATTTAAGTTTGAATAAATCACAAGTATAAGTAGTACACACTTTAGGATACTTGTTTGTAAAGTAACGAGTAAAGAAGAACCACCAAAAGACCGACCAAGTAGAAACTTGCGTATACTTTTCACAGTCTTCTAGAATCTGTTCCACACTAGTGTCTATAGCCCCAACATAGCAACAATCTAGAAGTTTAACTTCCAGTTTTTGGAAGTTGGATACTTTAGAAATCCTCATCTTACCGCCATTCAAAAGAACAACTGTAATATAATCGTCTTTTGTTTTAATTATCGGAGCTATATGGGTAACTTTAGAAAAGGAAACTGTTTTAATTATCGTTCCCCAAAATCCTTGTAACTTTGATATATCGTAAAACCCAATATAGCAATCGTGTTTCATTCTAGTTTACCATCAAAGGATTCTCCGTCACTCATACGCCAAGATTTATTATTCCAATCAGCTTCTTCTTTTTCTTTATAAAAGCTAAGTTGAATGTGCAAGTCTTCGTTTAGTTCCCGTAGACTTTCAATCTCTTGGATAGCACTTTCAATCTCCAAAAAAGCCCCATCGTTAAAAGGAATCCCATTCCTCATAGCTTCAGATAGATTAGTTAAGCGAACTAAAATATCATTTTGATTCTTCATTTGTTGTTTCCTCCTTGACTTTCCACTTTACAAATGTTCTTGAAATAATATATAGACCCATTAAACAAGTACCACAGATAATAAGAGTTCCTTGGTTTGTTCCTTCTTTGAGCGTTAGACTCGCAACAATAGGAACAAGAGCAGACCAAAATTCTGTAGTTTGATAACCTGGTTTCATAAAAACTCCTTAGTGTGTGTTAGACCAATTTGAACCTACTTTATATTCAGCATCAATACGCATGTTAATCTTCAGTCGTTCTCCTGCTTCTGTTGCTGCTGCAATAATTAACTTACCAGCTTCATCTGCAATTTCTTGAGGACAAGTAAATTGAAGTTCGTCGTGAATATAAGCGACCTGTTTTACTTTATTTCCAAATTTTTCTTTTAGCTTTTTGTTTGCAAGCACCATCCAATACTTGGAAAGGATGGCACCAGATCCCTGTAGCCATGTGTTTAACGCAGCGTGTTCCGATCTGACGGGTACTTTACGACCATCAGGTAGCAACACCGCGCCCCACTTAGCCGCCATAAACTTGGCTTCCTGCTGTACCTTAGCCAAGGCAGGAATCTCTTTTAGAAACTTTTCTTTTAATTTCGATCCCTCTTTGGAGGAAGCATTAACGATTTTACCGATCTTAGCATCTCCTGCACCATATAGAAAACCGTAAATAAAAGTTTTTGCGTTGTTTCTAGTAGGTAAACCAGCAGCCATTTGATTGTGTACATGGATATCTCCATTTAAAATAATATCTCCATACGCACCTTTGTCATATTTATGCATGTAGTGAGCAAGCATTCTTAGTTCAAGACCGCTAAGATCTGAGCCAAGTAAGACTTCGTTCTTGTTAGGAATCCATAGTTCTCTTGCTCTGTGATCTCCACTAACCTGAGCAACATTAGGTTGGGAGTGCGTACACCTACCCGTTGCTGCACCTTGTGGATTAATAAATCCATGAATCTTACCATCCCTACTTGAAGAGGCTCTATTAATCCAGTCTTCAACCTGACCAATTAACTTAATACAAGCAAAGTATTTTAATAGAGCTTTTGCTTCTGGGTATTCTAGTTCAGCCAATACAGACTCGTCTACTTTTGGATTTCCTTTATCTGTAAGTGGTGCTTTCCATCCATACTTTTCTTCTAGTCTTTGTGCAATCTGTTGTCTAGATCCAGGATTAAACACTTCAATCTTTGGCTTTAGATCTTTTCCTGTTTTCTCTGACTTGCGATAATGGATTTTATCAGGAAAGATCTTTCTTGTTTCATCTTCAATACCAACTTTATCCATAAGCAATTCATTGTGCAAAGCATACGCTTTATCTAGATCAAAACAAAAACCTGTGTTTGTTTGTTCCATAAGGATTTGTGATACAATATGTTCAAACTTTACAATTTTTTCGTAGTTGTTTTCTTTAACCCAAATAGATTGTCTTTCAAAAATATCCTTGCAAAGACGAACATCTTGAATACAATACTCAAGCATTTCTGTTGAGTAACTTTCCCAACCACCAGTGTAGTCTTGCTTTGGGTTATTTAGGTATTTACCCCAAGACTCTAGACTATTATCACCAAGTGGGTGATTATTGATATCTGGATACATCAGCTTACTAACAACAAGAGTATCCCAAAATTGACATGTAAAGTTCACACCAAGAATACGACGAAGCATAATAATATCAAAAGACAGTATGTTATGTCCAATGATTAGTGTGGCTGCTTCAAGTTGTTCCTTTAGTCCAACAAAATCTGTATGTGGATACGAGCGTACAATACCAGTATCTACATCTTGTGTTACTACACACCAGATTTTATCTCCTTCTTTTACTGCTTGTCCTTTTGAGTTTAAAAGGATTTCGTTTAGTCCGTTTGCTTCGATGTCAATAACAAGTCGCATGGATTGGTAAACCGTTTATCCCTTTCTTCTAAAAGTTGATCTGCAAGTTGAGCTATTTCTTCTATGGTCATTGGTCTTTGTTTATCTCTAGTAGTTCCAGGATGCATAGCCATACTGAGAACACCAGCTGCATACATATCCCATGCAGCCATACGCATTAGTATTGCTTGTTCAACCATTGTCCACCACGGGTTCAAATACTACTTGTCCATCATCACCAATACCAAAGTCAATCTCAGACATTCTTCCGCTCTTCCAATCATAGAATAGAGCAACAGCAATACCTGACTTACCTGTTAGTCTATTCTTTAGAACACGAACAAGTGTTGTGTTTGCAACCTTTTCATCTGCGTTTTGTCTATCTCGCTCCAAAGCAATAACAGTATTAGGAACGCTAGCCAACGCACCAGAACCACGAAGATCTTGTAGTGTAATTCTATCTCCTTCTTCGTAAGCCTTATCAGTCTTCTTTAGTTGTGATACAATATCAATATGAACACCAGTACGAACAGCAAGAGATCGTAGTTCTTTCATTAGTGTATCAATAATGATGCGCTCTGAACTACCACCCTCAATATCTTTATCTTGTACACCCATAAGACCAGCAGCCGCAGCTGTAATGTGATCTAGAACAATGACATCTACCTTAAGAGAGACAGCCATGTATTCCATACGGGCTAGTAGATTAGCCATTGCATTATTACCAAGATGGTCGTAGATGTAGAAGTGTGTTCCTGCTAGTTTATTTCTTGCTTCGGCGTACTCTTCATCAGATAGATCATCAACAAAAGAAACATTAATTGGTGGCTTTCCCATTCGTGTTCTTAGTTCGTTCATCATTCGTGTTGCTCGTAAAGCACGAACTGGTTTGTTTAGCATCAAGCTAATCATATCATCCATTGTTTCTTCTGGCGATTCTTCTAACATGATAGCACCCACACTACGACCTTCGTCTAGATGGTGCATCATTAGTTCGCGTAGAATAGTAGACTTACCTGAACCAGTACCTGAAGCCCAAAGACTAATCTCACCAGACCGTTGTCCAATAAGGAATTCAGATAGACCATCGAATGGAAATGGGTATACTCTAATGTTTGCTGCTGCTTCTGTGTTAGAAATAACCTGAGAAATATGTAGAATCTCATCGGGAGAATATACTTGTGCTTCCCAAATAGCAGTTACAACAGCTTTACTTGCTGCCTTCATCAAGCATTCATTAGCATCCTTGTAAGGAAGCTTTGCAATCTTACACTTTCCTGGCGGTAGTATACCAGCAATTTGTTGAACCGCGCTTTGTCCTGCTTCATCATTATCAAAACAAAGAATAACTTCTTGATATGAATTGATAAACTCAAGATTATCTTTGATTGCCTTTAGTGCAGACTGCGCCCCATTAGGTACAGAAACAACAGGCCAAGTACCACCAAGTAACTGGCACACAGTCATACAGTCAATCTCTCCCTCTGTAATGACTAGTCGCTTACCATTGGTACTCTTCCATAGATGCTGACCAAATAGTTCTACATTTTTACTAGAACCGCGCCAAGCAAAAGCCTTATCAGGACCACGAAGATGTTGTCCTACAAGTTCTCCTCCCTTGTAATAATTAGCAATCTCAATGTCTTTTCCATTGTAGTTGACTGTCTCATATCCAAACTGCCTACATGTTTTTTCATCAATCATACGATGGGAAAGACCAACAACACTACCTCGTAATTGTTTGAAGTTGGTTGTTTGTTCTTCTTCCTTTACAAGATCCATAGAACTTCCTTTCTTTTGTTTATTGTAACCACAACTAAAGCAATAGAAATGGTCCGTATATTCAGCAAGATTATTTCCTGAGTTGTCTGCCCCTACACTTGCACATTTAGGACAGCGACTTCGTTTACCTATAAATGTCGATAGTTCCGTTTTCATTTGAGTATATGATAGTATTAAAGATTTGTTCACACCAAGGCATACAATACTTACACGGCTTTGCCATACCTAATTTACCAGTCTTAGAAAACCTAAGATTTACTAGTATCAATTTATCTAAGTTCTTATTCTTCAGCTTTGTATAAGCATCTAGTTCTGAATGAAGCCACGGATACTTATAACCCAATTCAACTGCCTTTGGGTGGGTCTTCCATTCGTTGTTACCAATAGCCAATAGTTCGTTCTTTCTTAGAATAAGACTGATATGTGCTTTTTCTCTTACAACATTAGTCGCAATCTTCTGGGCTATATTAATCCAACGGTTATCCAACTTCATTCAAGGCTCTCCAACTAATCGGGAAGTGACTAGAACAAATTTTATTTACAAGATCAGCATAGATACGACACTCAAATTGAGCATGAGGATCTGATCGAAGTTTATACATTCGATTCCACGCATATAAACTACCTGTCCAAATCCACTCAGTCATCATATTTTGTGGTAAAACCATTCGTGCTTGTTCTGCACAGATGCCGCGTCTAATCATATCTTCATAGAGAAGTGAAGCTCTATGAGTAAGATCATCTATTTCTAGTTTAAACAATTCTGTATCTGGATGGATTACATTAGATGATCCCTGTTTAATGTTCTCTGCTTTTTGACGAAGTTCAAAAGGAAGCCAAAAATCAGGAGAAACATTTACATAACGACGAGATACTTCATTCCAAGCAAAACCAACTTGATGTTTCTGTAGTTGTCGTGCCACAAAGATAGGTGCTTTAAAGCGCATCTTAATTTGACAATGACTAAAAGGACTCCAGTGATTGTGCTTTGCTAAGTAGTTAATAAGCTTTTCATTTTGTCCAACAGTAAAAAGATCTGAGGACTTATTCATGCTCACTCTTGCTGCATCACAAACAGCATCATCATCACCCATATGATCTACATACTGAACTAAAGTTTCTTCATTACCAAAATAATACATAGAACCTCCTTGGAAAAAAACCACCCATAGCATTTCTACTATGAGTGGCAGATATCCTAGATATACTAGGATAGACCCTAAGATACTATCTTAGGGGTAATTAGTTAGAATCCTTGGGTGTCTTGTAGAAAGGACGAACCTTTTCCATCACGCGAGTATTCCATACGATCTCATTTTCAGCATCAGTATATCCAGTAGTATACTCTGGAACATGTTGTTCTGGTACACTACCATCCATACCTACGCCGTTGTAACGATCCTTACGACCCATGACATAATACATACCTGGCTTATAGTTGCTCATTGTTAACCTCAATTGTAAAATAACCTTCTTCTTCTTCCTCTGCCCACTGTTTAGTGACATACACAGAGATGATTTGGGAATCGTCTTCCCACATTAACCCATTCAACACATCTAACACAGCCTTGGCATAGTTGTCTATGTCAGGCTTTGGATAATCTAGTTTGGTTGTTTTTGGTCGAGTTACATATAACTCTATGACAACAGCAAGTGGACCTTGTAGCGGTTTGAATTCAGATCCTAGAATATCCATAACTTTATCCCTTGCTTGTTCTCTGAAATCCCTATAGGGACCAGAATAATAAGCACCCCATTTGCCTACTCTCGGTCTGCTTGCGGCAACAGGCGGGATATCAAACTTCCAATTCAAAACGGAAGATCTTCATCCGTAGTAGGTACTTCTGGTTTGCTTTGTTGTGATACAAAACCACCTTCAACTGAAGTAAACCCACCACTAGAAGAACCGCTACGCTCTCCCTTTTGGATGATCTGTACACCGTTAAGGTACAGGCTCAGGGACTTGTCCCTAGACAGTACAACGGGCTGTAGACGCAGCTTAACCTTGTCCCCACCCATAGCCACCACCTCGCTAGGCTTGGCTTGTGAGTCAAAACAGGGAAAGGCACCCTTCTCCAAATGGCTCTTGGTCTTTGCCTTAAGAGTGACCACACCATCCTTTTCCTTAAGACCGTTGATCTTCTTTGCACCAGACTTCTTAAGGATTTCCTTAAGCTTCTTGTCAAGAGAAGCATCAACAACTACTGTAATATTATGATTAGCCGATGCCTCACCAAACTCAATATCTGGTTTAGAAAGATTTGACCAACGACAATCAATAACTTCAGTAATAAAACCTGGAATCTTATCAGCCATTATTTGAATCTCCTTGTGAAACTTCCTTATTTGCTTCTTCGATCTTCTTATCAAGATCATTAATATTGTTATCAAGATCTGCGACTAGAGCCTGAATATAATCTCGTACTCTAATCATATAATTCTTTACTTCATTACCTTCAACAATAATTGTACCTTTAGTTTCTGTCATGTTTAATTTCTCCTTTCTGATGTGAAATCATCTATAGCCCCAACCCTAGGTTACGGCCAATCTTTGTAAAAGACGCAGCCAACAGCGACTGCGTTATGCTTAAACCAATTTGGAACAACTTCGACAGCATTAACATGGGACTGATTTAGAATTGCTTCGGCTAATTCTTCCCCATCTTCGCACTTCCAATAAGTTTTAACGAAGTTTAATAGTTCATCGTTTGTTTGATATGTGTCGCTAAACTCGCGCCAAATGCGAATATCAAAGTTAGCTGTTGTTGTTTTAATAATGTGTTCTTTTAGAATCATAGATTCATTAACTCCAAATAAGGATGACCATCTTTTACAACACCACAACTAAGGATTGGTTTCTTAAGATAGTTAGAACCATACCGCATAGCAAGATGGTTTCTATCCACACCAGATCCTACATTCATACCAAAGAATCTAGTATTAGGACCAACAACCCAATTGATACCAGCAACACTATGAGTGTGTCCCATAACTACAGACATTGCTCTCATCTTTGCTGCATTAAAAGCAGGATATAAAGACGAGCAACCAGTACCGTGTGTATAAAAGACATCATCAATAGTGTGTCCCCAATCCCACGACCAATTAGGTGTATCGTACAACTCATTCCAATTCTTCAAATACACATCAGGAATACCAGCATCAGCAGCAAGTCTAGCAACACGCTCATCGTGATTACCAATACAAATACGCATATGAGGAAAAGCTGCATACCACTTCTTAATACATTTAGTTGCTGCCTTAAACTCATCCATAGCAGCAGGATGTTCTGGGTGCTTCTTATGAAACGAAATACAATGGTGATCTACAATATCACCAATATGTACAACCTCATCACATTTATACTTAAAGCGTATCTTTTTTACAAACTCTAAATAGTCAGGGTGTACCGCAGGAAAATGGGTATCACCGATTACGAGAACGGTTCTTGACATTAAATCTCCTTTGCATATCTTCTTTCCATTGTTGACTTAGCGGAGGCAATGGTTCTCCTCCATCCTCTTGTGGAATAGGCGCATTGACATCAAAGTATCCAGACATATGCATGACTTGATACTTATTTAAAGTTGTGTCTTCAGCAGCCCTATAAAAACGCCCATTAAGTTCTATCTTTTTTCTCTTTACCTTTGTCATTATCATCAGCTCCTACAAAAATATTTAAATCAACCCGTGGATCAAAAGTTTTTATGTCTTGTAGATCCAGTTCTCTTTCTGCATTCTCAACAAAGAGATTTGCAAACTTTATGGTAGGTACAAAAATAGTTAGTTCTTTCTTTTTCTTTTTCGATTTTAAAAGTTTAATAAGTATTTCAATACCTTCTTCCATTTGTCCTTCATTACTTATGTAAAGTATATCATTGGAAGAAATAAGGAGACTCCTTTACTTTTTCTATTTCAAGAGTTCCTGTATTTGGTAGTTGCGGTAGTTCAACACACAATAAAGACTCAAGACTTTCCTTTAACAAGGCAAGTTGATTGTGTTTGTGTATATTAAAAAACTCTTCTGTTGTTACTACTCGTAATGTTTCTACATAAGGAGCGTATGTTCCGTAACTATCGTGTACAAAAGATAACTCTAAAATGTTTTTACTTATCAGAGAATAGATTACAGACCACATATGAGAAGCGTCTAAACTATGAATATAGTTAGGAGCGACAGCATTATTTACAGATTCTGAATCTATTGTTTTAATATTTGCGTTACCAAAGTGTAGTTCTTTCATGTTAAATAACTTGGCAACGCTTCTTCTTGTTTCTATTTCATGGTACTGATGAACAACCCTAAATCCACAAGGAGTAGTCCACTCAAGATTCTTTGCTAGATTGCTTGCAATATCAGCCACTTCTTTTAACCATTTCTTTCCTTCATTTGCTGATTCTAAACAACCACGCAAAGACTGGTCAATGTAAGTAGCCAACTCCATTACAGCAGCACTAAGGTTTTCTTTAGCTACCCAATCCAAGTGTCCATCACTACGACAATACTTACGAATCCCGTAGAAAGTAACACCATATGGATCAGTCATTACAGCACGCTTAACAACAGATCGTCCAATCTCTCCCTCCCAATGGTCAAGAAATATATTACACCATTGGTTTTCTTTTGCTTCTTCTTTCATCATATTAGTACAACGATCTGCTACAAAAGAATAAACATCTTGGGGTTCGCCTGAATCAAATAAATTAACCATCTTACCAATGGCTTCGTCTTTCATAATAGCAGCCCAATGCTGAATACCATTACAAGACCCATCCATTTGTACAGGCAACTGAGTCATGCCATCTGTTCTAAACAACTCATAGATGGCAGCAATCCGCTGAAATGTAGTATTCTTTTTCTTCTTATCCGAACACCAGAATCTTCTTGTATCATAAGGATTATCATAGATAGCCCGTAACATTTCCATATTATCATCTACCCATTTAATACGATCCTTAAAAGAAATCTTATCTTGATCAAAAAGATTTGCAATGTGTACCTTTAACCAATACCTTCCACTATCTGTTTGTTTAATTGGCGTTGCAAAATAAATCAAAGCCTTATCAAAGTCACAAGATTGTGGGCTTAAAAGTTCACAAGCCGTATAAGCCCGACCTCTAAAGTCACAAGTATACACATGGTAAAAGAACTTGTACTTAAGTAAGTCTTTTGCTAGTCGCATACGAACAAGCATTCTAGATCTAAGATGTTCTTCCTTATACCAAGCTGCATATGCTTCTTCTTTTCTTGACTTCCAGAAAATCTTTTCTTCTTTAGTTCCATTCTCTGGATATGGTTCTGAGAAATCAAAAGCGTTAAAATCATAAGCTGGTAGGTTACCTTCTCTAGTGTTGTTTTTAAACAAAGTCTCCATTATATTATACACATGTGGATTTATTGCCCACTCTGTGTGCATAAGAGAATTAAGACCGTCAACAACAATATTACTAGGGACTGAACCCTTTTGTTTTTTTGTTTGTTCTTCATCTTCAAACACATCCCTAAAGCGTTGAACAACAGGTTTTCTAACATAAGACAAAAGATGTCCACCAGAAGCATCAACGGAATGCTTAATAGGAGGAACAATCATTGGTCTATAAATCATAGCGGCTTGTGTAATCATATCAGAGTGAGCCTGATTAAGCTCTTGCAAGATAGTATCACTAAAACCAACTAATACTTTTTCACGCCACCCTTTGTTATTATATGTACGAATATTACGAAGTTCAATAACACCGCTTGTTTCTGCAATACGCAACATATGATGACCAAAGTCTTCCTTTTGTTTTCTAGAAAACTTTGATCTATCTAAACATCCCATCTTCTTAGCAAACGCAGTACATCGTTTAGGTGTCCATGCTTTTAGATACTGAGATTGAGTTAGCCAGTCCTTTTTAAAATCAATCCTTGCTTTATTATAACCAATAATATCAATAGTCATATTGGCTATCTCTAAAGCAATGTGTTGTGCAGAAGGTAATGGCAACTCTTTTAAATCAAGATCTCTAGTCCAAACATTAGATCCAAACCACTCAATCATAATGACACGCAGAGTAACATCAGCCATCTTCTTTGCGCCTAAAGCAAACAAAGGATAAGCCCAATCTGGTGTTCTCTTGGATTTAGATACTGTATCAATCCACTCCTGATAAGAGGGTTCCAGATACAAGACACACTTATTAAGTAGTTCCTGTTCTGGAATCCCCTCATCAGGGTGAACATCATAGACATCCCAATACTTTTGTTCACTAGCAACAAGCATATCTTCTTCAAGAGTTACTTGAAGATTCTTTCGTCTTTCTTGTTCCTCTTTAGATAAATTATTCCAGTTGATTAACAAGATAGACCTCCAATGAACTAAGTTAATCTTTCTTTCAAACAAGCTCTAATGCATAACCCATGATAGCAAGGGTTGTATCCTGTTGCTTACCAAGGATATTATTATATGCTCGACTTTCCGCACTAGGCTTACGACCACGCGCAGGATTCTTATGCTGCAACCACTTAGTCGCTGCATTAGCAGCAACCCACAGATTTGGCGTAAGGTTCAGATCCTTACGCTCCTGATCAAAGGTTTCAGACCAAGTTGAGATAGCAGCAACAGCCTCACGATAGTTACGACTCTCATCATCAGTCTGTGGATTAGAAACAACAGGCTCTTCCATAATACCCCAAACATCAAGCCAGAACCGCTGGATATCATCCTGAGTCATGGTTCTAGAACTCAGAGTCTGAACAGACTCCTCAAAGAACTTAGCCGTCTTTGCATACTGAGCCAAAGCCTTACGCATAGAGTCAAGCTTATCTTCCATGTTACCAGTATGGGTAACACGATACATTTGCTTCTTCTTCTTTGCTCTATCAGCAAAAGCCATGCTCAAAGTATTAGAACAAACAACACGAATGCTGGTACCAAAACCACCAAGTGCAATAGTACCATCGTGAGAACTACACATACACATATATTCATCAATCTGATCATCACTACCCTGAGCAGAGATAAAGGAACCAGCCTTAAGAAGAACGACAAGCTTTCGCCCATTGTTCATACTAAAAGCCGACTCAACCTTTACCGTATCACTAAGAGCATAAGCAAGATCAAACACCTCACTATTCTGTACAAGCTGATAATCAGAAGACTGAATACTAAGAATCTTCTGGTTATCTTCTCGTACAATAGCGGCATAGTCAGCATCATAGATACTGTTATTATTGTAAGAAGCATACACAGGAACCTTTGCTACAGTCCAATCAAGACCAGCAATACGCATAGCCTCATTAGGTTCAAGCGCATCACCAACATACTTACCAAGACCATGCCAAGTAGACTGAGCAAACACAGCACCATCATCTTCATAAATCTCTGCTGCCATAGTTAATCTCCTTTGTTAATCTTCTTCTGAATCCCAACGACCATTTCTATCGTTATGCTTTACTCTTGATCTATTCCATTCTTGGAGCCTAGACTTCTTTGGCTTATTCTTATAAGGCTTCTCTTTGGGATTCGTTTGATCCCGCTCCGTATCCGATGACTCCATATTCCTTTCGTCGTTCACAGCACTTAGTCTCCTTTCGATTAAGGTAAATAAAATACTTAAGGTAATAAGTATTTAAAAAGATTGTAAAGACTACACCTAAAACAAAACTAAAAATAAGTTCCATTAATCCTCCTCGTAATAATCATCTGCTCTATTATCATATTCTTCCATGAGAGTTTCCGAAAGGCGGGTTTCATACTTGTAATAAAGATGTTCTGCAAGTCTATGCAGAAGATCCTTATCTACAACCTGCTTTTCTTCTCCAAACTCATCAACATCAAAAGCCTCAACAATAACAAAATCACTGAGTGTTGCGTCTAAAAAACCATAACTACCACGATCATCAACAAGATAATCACGATTAACATCTCCTTCTACAGTAGCGCAACCAAAGTAACAACCGCCTTCAAAGTCTTCCGATTCAAACTCAAAATCAAATTCAATAGACATAGCACTCTCCTTTCTAACTCTTTGGTTTGGATTCGCACCAAAACGAGTAGGTTCAAAGCCTACCATGCTACTATTACATCACCAAAGAATGAACATCCCTGAATGGATTTGAACCATTGACCCACAGCTTAGAAGGCTGTTGCTCTATCCAACTGAGCTACAGGGATATAAATATAAGCGGGATACTCAGATTTGCACTGAGTTTCTAGCTTTTACGCTAGTACGAAACTTGTCGTATCTGCCATTTCCTACATGGCTGTATCCCCTATTAACTAGAGTCTACTATAATTAGACTCAATAATATCAGCAATTTCATTAAATGTTTTTGGCTTTCCCGTAGTTACAAAAACATTGTGTGGATCAGCACCATCATTAAGTTGAGCCAATGAAGACAGATGCTCTTCTTTATTCATATCTTCAAATAGATATTGATTGTTGTTAAAGTCACCATAAGAACTTGAAATACCAGCCCATTCCATTACGCACTTAGGAAGACTACCATCTTGTTCATCATACTTATACCAATGATCCCATGCATGTCTACGCTTAATTCCTTCTTGATCACTCCAGATAAGATGGTTATTATAGAGTTCACAAAGAACACCAAGACAACAAAAAGTATCATTACACCGATTCAAATAACCCTTACCTTGCTTATAGTCACCAGAACGCAGAGCCTTTACCCACTTTTCCATGATATTCTTTTTCATATAATCTCCTTTATTA